TGGCCTCATCAAAAGCGAGTTGTACCAGTGGCTACAACTGGCACCTGATGAAAATGGCTTCCCGTCTGGCTATTGCCACTTTCCCCTTTATGACGCGGAGTATTTTAAACAGCTGACCGCCGAACAACTGGTGACCAAAACCGTCAAGGGCTACCCGAAACGCGAATGGCAAAAGCTGCGGGAACGCAACGAAGCCTTAGATTGCCGCATTTATGCACGCGCTGCTGCTATCGCTCTCGGCATGGATCGCTGGAACGCAGCGCGGTGGGATGCCTTGGCTAACCAACTGATTCCCGTGAACAACCGCCCCAGCGCGGCTGTTTCTGAACCCATTACACCAAACAAACCCGTGCGTCCCCGCGTGACACGCTCCCGCTGGATGAGTTGATATGCCTTATACCGAACAAGATCTCACCGACATTGAAACGGCCATTCGCAAGCTGCAGAGCGGCGAGCGGGTGGCGTCTGTTGCCTATGACGGCAAAACCGTGAGCTACAGCCAAGTGCAGTTAGGCGAGCTGATTTCTCTGCGGGATCGGATGCGGCAGGAAATCAAAGCGGTGGCTGGCACACGCACACGCCAGATCCGCGTGTTCACCAGCAAAGGTGTCGAATGAAAATTTTTGGCTGGCTGAAACGTCCTAAAGCCAAGGCGTTAGGCTATGACGCGGCGGGCACTGGCAGAAGACTGCAAACCTGGGTGCCGACTACCGACTCCGCCAATGCCATTCTGTTTCAGGATGCGGCGCTGCTGCGTTCGCGCAGCCGCGACATGGCGCGGAAAAACTCCTATGCCGCCAATGGCATTGAGGCGATTGTGGCAAACGCCGTGGGCACGGGCATTAAGCCGCAATCGAAAGCAATGGACGCGGAAATCCGCAAAACCATTCAGGAACGCTGGCTGGAATGGACGGATGAAGCGGATAGCGCGGGGTTGACGGACTTTTACGGCCTGCAAGCCCTCATCTGCCGCGCCATGGTGGAAGGCGGTGAATGCTTCGTGCGCTTGCGGGTGCGTCGTCCTGAAGATGGCCTTTCTGTGCCGCTGCAACTACAAACGCTGGAGGCGGAACACCTGGATGCCAGCAATAACAAGCCGCTCGCAAACGGCAACTTTATCAGGGGCGGCATTGAGTTTAACCAACTTGGACAACGGGTGGCGTATCACCTTTACCGTGAACATCCCGGTGATGCGATGTTGTTCGGCACCGCCAAGGAAACGGTGCGTGTGCCCGCTGAAGAAGTGTTGCATATTTTTAAACCCCAGCGTCCAGGGCAGATTCGCGGCGAGCCTTGGCTGGGGCGCGTACTGCTAAAGCTCTATGAACTCGATCAATATGATGACGCGGAATTGGTGCGCAAGAAGACGGCAGCCATGTTCGCAGGATTCATCACCAAGAACGACCCCGACACGCCGTTCATGGGTGAAGGCACCCCCGATGATAAAGGCGCGGCACAGGCAGGCCTAGAACCCGGCACCCTGCAACTGCTGGAGCCAGGCGAGGATGTGAAATTCTCTGAACCCGGCGACGTTGGCGGCAGTTATGAGGCATTTTTCCGCCAGCAGCTGCGGATGATCGCTGTGGGATTAGGGATTACCTATGAACAACTCACGTCCGATCTGACAGGGGTCAACTATTCCAGTATCCGTGCGGGACTCATCGAGTTTCGCCGCCGTTGTACCATGCTCCAGCATCAGGTGCTGGTGTATCAACTCTGCCGCCCCGTGTGGCAGCGGTGGCTGGAACTGGCGGTGCTGGCTGGCGCACTCCCCATTTCGCTTAGCGACTTTCAGAAAAACCGCCGCAGCTATCTTGCCGCGAAATGGATTCCCCAAGGCTGGGATTGGGTTGATCCACTGAAAGATCAGCAAGCCGAACAGTTGGCAGTGCGGAATGGTTTCAAGAGCCGTTCGGAAGTCGTGTCCGAACTTGGCTATGACGCCGAAGAGATCGATGCGGAAATCGCCGCCGATAACGAACGTGCCGACAGCCTCGGCCTGATTCTCGATTCCGATCCGCGCAAAGTCGCCAAAACTGGCGCGGTGCAACAGATACAAAGCAGTTTTCCCGAGTAACCATGCCCGATACATTCTCCCAACATTGGCTGAACCGGCCTTTGTTGCTGGCGCCGCATGCCCTGCCGTTGCTGCGTGCGCCGCAACCGCTCGCCGCCCGCAGTGGCTCTACCAGTGGTAATGCACGGATTGCGGTGGTGCCTGTATTGGGGCCACTGGCGAAACGCGGCTCGTTTTTGGATAGCCTGTTTGGTTTTGGCAATTACGAGGAGGTGCAGGCACGGTTTGATGCGGCGGTGGCAGACCCCAGCATTGATGCCATTCTGCTGGAAATTGACAGCCCCGGCGGTGAGGCGGCGGGCGCGTTTGATCTGGCCGACCGCATTTTTGCTGCCCGTGGCAGCAAACCCGTCTGGGCGATTGCCAATGACAGCGCGTTTTCCGCTGCCTACGCGATTGGCAGTGCCGCCGATAAGCTGTTTCTCACCCGCACGGGCGGCGTGGGCAGCATTGGTGTGCTGGCCGCCCACGTTGACCAATCGGGCTACGACGAAAAGCAGGGCGTAAAGGTCACAACGTTGTTTGCTGGCAGCCGCAAGAACGATTTCAACGCCCATGAACCGCTGTCGGAAGACGCGGCGGGCTTCCTGCAAGCGGAAGTGAACCGCCTGTACGGCCTGTTTGTCGATACTATTGCCCGTAACAGGGAAATTACTCCCGATGCCATCCGCGCCACGGAAGCCGCGCTGTTCTTTGGCGATGATGCCGTGAAAGCGGGGCTCGCCGATGGCGTTGGCACTTTTGAAAGCACGCTCCAAGCCCTTGCCTCGACCCTAACTTCAACCCCCAAAAGAAAGGAAACACGTATGCTTGATGAAAAACCCCCCGTTGATCTGGAGGCTATCCGCAAAGAAGCCGCCGAAGCCTTAAAAACCCAGCATCTAGAGATCATCCACGCCTGCCGCTTGGCTGGCAAGCCTGACAAGGCGGCTGATTTTATTGAACAGGGCACCACACTGGAACTGGCACGCAAAACCCTGCTGGAGCTTGCCGCGCAACAGGCGGAAATCCAATCCCAGATTCAGCCAGCCGCTGGGACTGATGTGCCAAATCCACTGCTGGCTGAAGCGCACAAACGCGCTGCCCAAGCAAAACAATAAGGAGAACCAACCATGCCATCTTTAAGCGAATCCAACTACCTCGGCGATCTACTGAAATACGAAGCCGCTAATCTGTTCTCCCGCGAGAGCATTACGGTGGCGGCTGGTGCCAATCTTACCCTTGGCACGGTGCTGGGGCGCATCACCGCCAGCGGCAAATACGTCATTTTGGCTCCAGCTGCATCGGACGGCAGTCAAACAGCGGCGGCAGTGCTGCTCGGCGATGCCGCCGCCGCATCCGCCGATGCTAAGGGCTTGATCCTCGCCCGCCACGGCATCGTCGCTGACCACGCCCTTGTCTGGCCGGGCGGCATTACCGGCGGACAGAAAACCACCGCCATTTCACAACTAGAAACCAAGGGCATCTTGGTACGTAAAGGAGCTTAACCATGCAAAATCCGTTTCAAAACCCTGCCTTCAGCATGACCAGTCTGACGGCGGCGCTCAACATTCTGCCCAACACCTATGGGCGGCTTGAACAACTGAACCTGATGCCGCCGAACCCGGTGCGGTTTCGGTCGATTACCATTGAGGAGCTGAACGGTGTGCTGAATCTGTTGCCCACCGCAACACCTGGTTCACCGGGAACGCTGGGCAAGCGCGGCAAACGCACCGTTCGGTCGTTCACCGTGCCCCATATTCCCCACGATGACGTGGTGCTCCCCGAAGAAGTGCAAGGCATCCGCGCCTTTGGCTCGGAGGATGCAACGCAGGCATATGCCTCGGTGCTCGCCACGCACCTGCAGAATATGCGCAACAAACATGCAATCACCTTGGAACACCTGCGGATGGGGGCACTCAAGGGCGTGATTCTCGATGCGGACGGTTCAACGTTGTTCGATCTTTACAGCGAGTTCGGCATCACCGCCAAATCCGTCAACTTCCAGTTGGGCACCGCCACCACGGACGTGAAGAAAAAGTGCATCGAGGTGCTGCGCCATGTTGAGGATAATCTCAAAGGCGAGGTGATGACGCGTGTGCATGTGCTCGTGAGCGCGGAATTCTTTGATGCGCTGACCAGCCATCCGAAAGTGATTGAGGCGTATCAACGTTGGCAGGACGGCGCGGCGTTGCGGGACGACATGCGCGTGGGCTTCCCCTTCGG